TGGAAGCTGAACCAATCCCATCAGAAGATCTCGAAGTCTGTTGTTGCGTTGAATGTCTGGCCACCGCCAAAGCTGCTGCCGTATGTACCGCGCCGCAATCGACGTTGCTCGCCGCCACCCAGCATCAGATACCCAAACGCATCCCCGCAGTGAGAATGCTCGTTCTTTACCGGCATATCCTTGAACCGCTCTTGCCCAGCGCCGAGAGATTGACGCTTGAAGAAGTACCCGCCAGCCAAAGACTTTCGCACCCGCAAGCATTTCTTGTTTATCATTAGCCCAGGCTTACCGCCCACCAGCCGGTTCATAGGCGCAGCAGCAGCCTCACGGCGCACGTTAAAGGCGTTACTGTCAGTCGGAGATGCTTTGAAACCAATAGAGCGCAAGTGATCGAAGGCAGTCACCTCATAAATCTCGTCGCGCTTGTTACCGGCGGGATCGCCCCATATCACCACATCAGCCTTGTTAAAGCTCGCAGCGATCTTAGCCAGTAGCTCTTGCCCAAACCTCTCAAGCCCCATGTCAAACGTCACAAGCTCATCGAGAACCTTCCACGCGCCACCAGATGTACGCTGCCCAAAGATAGCGGCTGGCGTCAAACCAAAGTCAACGCCGATCTGCAAGGGATATTGCGGATCATAAGTAACATCACCTGACATCATATCATCGTCATACTCAGGCCAGACCGGACGCCCTTCTTGTACAAAAGTGTACTTGCCCTCAGCGTAGCACCTGATCCAGTCAGCATTCTTACCGCCGAGAAGCTGCTCATAGTACCCGCTAGGCAAATGCGTTTTGTTTTCAGCAGATGGATTAACCATCCACCACTTACCACCAGAGAACACAAAGCCATTGGCCTCTGGGTTTTCTGGCAGATCCTTAGCTGCTACCTCCAGCACACCGCCAGGTTGCCGGTAGAACTTCCACGGAAACCGACCGCCGATAGGGTTCTTCTCTGCCAGCTCATGCCACCAGTGATCCGCGTCAGGCGGGTTGGTATCCATGATAATGCCATACCAAGACGCGCCACCGTCAGATTGCGTAGGATAACGGCCAACACGGTGCGTCAGCCCGTCGATCACAGCCTTCGGCAGCTCGCGGGCCTCGTTTACCCATGCCCCCGTTAGCTCCAGCGACAGCAGCTTACGAACATCTTGCGGCGTAGAAAGAGCCATGAAGATAACTTCGCAGTCTATACCAGGCGCACCTTCCCTCGAAGGCAGCTTTAGATGATGCGTGATAGGCGGTTGCCAGCGCATCGGCCCCCATACATCCTCAGGGAATAGCTCTTGCCATGTCTTAATCGTTGTTGTTCTTAGCTCTGGATAGGTATTGCGCACGATCACAAACCGAGAATACCGAATGCCATCACGCGGCGAGGGCTTTTGCTGAACAGCCTTGAGCATTATCTCAGCAGCGCAGCCGTATGACTTACCAGATCCAACCGGCCCCATCAGGCCGCGAACAAAAGATTTATCGTGTAGAAACTTCCAAACCGTTGCAGACTTGGAAAAATCCAAGTTCATGCTGGGAAGATCAGTCATATTCAGCGTCCAATCCCTTACGAGCCATCATTGCATACCACTCAACACCCTCGCTCACCAGAGCAACTCGCTCGATCTCTTCCAAGCAAGCTTCTAAATCCTGAATGCGATTTTTTAAACTCTTATGCACAGGTTGTCGCTTATAGGTCTTGGTTCTTGTTTTTGCGTGAAATGCCCATTTGCACTCAGGGCAACAAAATACTTGATCTATTCGTCGCGGAGAAAACATTATAGCACAGCTCCTTGCTTCATCCGCGCCCCCTCTGGCCCCAAAATTTTCATAATAGTTACAAGCCCTGAGTAGATCATTCTTAATCTCTGTCGTCATCATCTGCCTCATACGTTGTGGTAATGTCTGGCCCCTTCATGTTGATCCCAACAATTGAAGGCTTGTCCACGTTCTTCTCCACATCGAGCAATCCACTAGCCTTAGCCAAGACGCGCAGAGGGCCTACCTTGTCAAACATCTCTATCGTCGTACCATGCTGGCCAACAGTCACCTTCTTGATTGCCGAGAGAGCCTCTTGAGGAATCTCGTCCAAAGGCTTTACCTGACCAGTATGCAGATCAATAATGTCCGTAATTTTAGACGTGCCAATAGCAATAAGCTCAGCGGCCACAACCTCTTTGTTCTGAGCCAATGTCTCCGAGCGGCCAATTCGACGCTGCAACAAACGCGCACCGCCAAACCGACCAACCGGCGGGATAGGCTTTATCTTATCCTCTTTTTTGCGTGACATCAGAACGGAATACTATCACCGCCCGTATCAGTATCGGCGCGGGAAGGTTGCTGAGAACGTGAACCATCATCTTCAAACAGCTTCAGCCAGACCTCACCCTCCTTATTCGGAAGCGGCAATCCCTCCAGCTTAATGCTGATGCCCTTGTCATTCTGAAAAGCAATGCCATGACGCAACCAAACCGGCTTATCCCGACCTGGTACTTCCTTGGCTTGCACAACACTAAAACGCTTAGACATTATTTCCTCCTATACAGCGTTGCAAGTTCAATAACGATATTACAAAGAAAGCAATACCACAAGTTACAATCTCTCTAGTACCATAAAATACGAATGATGAATACGTGCATGCTTCTGAACCTTCTTACGCTCACCCTGCTTTTGGGGTATTGGCATACGGCTCTTAGCGGCAAGCACAAACAAATCCTTCAAGCGGAACCATTCACGCATCCACTCAGTAATAAATATATGCGTAGGATGAAGGCGATGATTGTGAACAATGTCCTGACATTTAAACACCATAATGCCCTTCTTTCCTAGAACCCTGCCACACTCCCTAAGCGTGGACTTATAGTGATCCTCAAGCTCATCATAACGCCAGTAACCGCCAAACCTCTTGGCCATTACCATATTGCCATTACCAGATCTGCCAGCCCTCACATAAGTCATAAACGGTGGGTCAAACACCAAAGACCGCAAAGACGCATCATCCACAGGAAGGCTATCGCTACTAGCCTCAATAACCCCATCAAGCTGAGGATCTATATCAAACTTTAGCTCTGGCTGAGGAAGATGCTTGTAAAACATCCCATTGCCATAGGTAATATCAGCGTCAAAGCGCTCAATACCACAAAGCTGCATAATGCCGCTCAATATCTCAGTCTGGTCATACTCACATGATCTTATCATAACATCGCTCTCCAACATTGTAGATAAGCGATAACATTACACAAGTGATATTACAATACCTATGAATACATATCAGTGATATTGCTACGAGATTTATCCAGCAAACCCTCAGCCAACTGCTTAATAAGCTGGGGAAAGACATCATGCTCTATTACAGCAATCAGCTCACCATCACGCCATATACGCAATCCATCAGGGTAAACGTGCCAGTTAATCACTTGCTTTTAACTATTAACGATTTCGGTATAGACTTGGTTGTCATTATCTCCTTCTTAGAGGGATCAACCGGCTTGCCCAAATAATCAACATACTTATCATCACCAATGCGATAAGCAGTCTTTTTCATCTCGCCTATCTTATCAAGATAACCTTGCAGCTTTGCCTCCTTAGCCTTCAAGCTCTTCTCTGGCTCACCACCACGAAGCACCCTGATGCCGCGACGAATGCCTTGTATGGCCGCAGCGGGAGTTGTCAGAACAGCCTCAGCCAATGTTGGATCAGACGGAACCTTAGGCATCTTCGGAATAGATCGCAAATCTGACTGGATCTTCTTCAGAAGAACACGAATGTCACTCTCACCGCCAATCCGCTTGGCAGCAGCTTTGTTTAGATCAGAACTTTTCTCAGCCATGTCACTTCTTCTTTTTCTTGGCCATCTTCTTCATAGCCATTTTCTTCAGCATCGGATTAGCCTTGTCCTCCTTAGAAGGGCGACCAACCTTGCTACCATACGTTCCTTTACCCATCGGCATAGCACTATCCTTTCAATATATCAGCATCAGCCTTACGAGCACCACCCTTGCCAGTAGCAGCACTCTTCAATCTACCCATCGCCCATTGATGCGCAGAAACCTTCGGACGCGAACCAGAGCTATAATAAGCACCCAATCCACGCTTATAAATCTTCTCAGCCTTCGTCTGGCCACCAACAGCCTTAACATAATTAGCAGGTAACTTCATCGCTTAGACCTTTCCCTAGAAATCCTATCCATATCAGCACCAGTCAACTTACCCATACGATATAACGCTCGAGTTCTCAATATTTCCTTGCGCGTACCTTCCGCATCACCAGATCCACTAACGTACTTCTTAGGAATGCCTGACTTACGATCCTTGGCAACAGACTTAAACTTGCGTTTCACGATGGCACCTCATGGTTTTTTGGAAAATAGTTTTGTGGGCATATGCAGCCATAGCAGGCGGGGGCGGGGGGCAAGGGGTCGATTGCTGCAAATCCGAGCAATTGCCTTTTGCAGGGGCCTCGATGTTTTGCCAGGCCAGCCTAGAAACGTATGCCGGTGGCTGTGCAGATTTATTTAACATAATGTGTATTATGCGACTTTGCATTTCCTGCTCGCTGAGTGTGGGTAACTGTCTTTCGGGTATGTCGGGTCATCAAGCTGCCCTTTCGTCGCTGTACGGCTCGCTCAGGAGCTCTACCGCTTGGTTTGCCAGCATTGCCGCGCCGCGTTTGAGCTTCTCCGGTTTGATTACCCAGCCATCAGCTATTGCCCGTGTGAAAAACTCTGTCGTCAAACACTGAAATTCATCCACTAGCTTAGATAGGTCCAGATCAACCTCCGTGTTAATACCAGTTAGGCGCATGTTACCTTCCTGTTTTAGCATTGCCTCAGCTTCACCTAATTGGATTTGCTGCTTAGGCGTTAGTCTGGAGCGTATGGTTTCCTCTAGCTTGACCTGTTGATCGTAGACTATGCGGTTGCTGGTGCTCTTCTGGTCTTTGTAGAACGGCTTGCAGAACGTCATGTATCCGAACTTGCGCAGCCTTACGACATGCCAGCTTACACCTGACTGTGACAGCCCTATGTCTTGCCCTATCCTTGTTTGGCTTACGAATGTTCTGCCCATGTGATCGGCGTAGGAACAAAACGCCGCGAGCACTCTGAATGCTGACGGCGTAATGCGTGGATCTTTTAGCGCCCTGATTGGTACGACAGCAAACTCTCGC